TCAGAAGGTTAGGGGTTCGAATCCCTTCGGGCGCGCCACCGAGTCATCACCCTCCACCCCGGCCGGGCCATCTGGCCGGGGTGTTTCCGTGTACAGACCGAGAATCCACGTCGCCGGCACTCCGGTGAGCATCTCGATTCGACGGGCCACCGTGACGATGTCACGCGGCTTCGTGTTGCCCGCCTCCCACTGCGCGTAGGCGCTCGCCGTCACCTGCAGCCTCTCGGCGAAGTCGCGCTGTTGCAGCCCCGTGGTCAGCCGAACCTTCCGCAGCCGGTCAGCCAGTGTCCACTCAGGAATCAGCGGCCTGGCGCGTTCGGTCGAGTTCTGCATAGCGGGCATCTTGCCACCCCATGCAAACCGGCGCAAGAGCCGCTTGAATGCCGCCACGCCGAATCACACCGTTGACACTTTGAATCTGAGCATGCTTAGGTCTGCCGCATGCAACCTACGCAAGCACGGCACAGCGACGAGGATCTGATCCCCGTCGGTGAGGCTGCCTCGATGCTGGGCGTGCACCCCGACACGCTGAAGCGCTGGGAGCGCGCCGGCAAGATCGCCTCGGACCGCACACCGACCGGGCACCGCCGCTTCCGCCGCGGGGACGTCCGGACCCTCCTCACGGCTGGGGCGGCCACCCGATGAGCAAGTCCCGTGACGTGGCCCGGCAGGCGCGGGAGCGCGAGGAGTCCGCGACGCGGCGGGTGGCGGCGACCGAACGCGCCCGACGGCGCGGCAAGGCGTCCCGTGACGACGTCGGCCAGGCGGTCGACCGGGCGAACATGGCCGCCCGCGCACGCGCCGCACTCGAGCGACACGGCTACACGGAGGACTGACCGAGCGCCCGGGTGGCGCCGGTGACTCCCTGCCCCGGCGCCACCCGGGAATCCACCGACCCGACGTAGATCGGCGGGCACCGACCAGACCATCCCCGGAAGGGCCGGCGCCCGCCTTGACCAAGAGATCGGAGTATCCCATGCCGACTGAACAAGCACCGGCAGGCGGGCTGCGGGGCGGCCCGTACGTGTACGAACTGGCCCGCAAGACCCGGCGGGAAGAGCTGCTCCGCGAGCGGATTGAGGTCGAGGGCGCCGCGGTGCGGCTGATGAAGTCCGCGCTGCGCATGGGCGGCGTCTACGGCGGCATCGTCGCTGCGCTGCAGATCGCCCTCGAGACCGTGGCCGACCTGGTCGAGCTGGACCGCCGGATCGGCGCCTACACCCTGCCGGTCGAGCTGCCGTACGAGGCCGCCGTCGGCCAGGCGCTCGAGCTTGCCCGTGACGGTGGGTGGAGCGCTGACCCTGGGACGTCGACGACTGCGGCACGGTGGGTGCCGAACCGGCCCGCGGCGGTGACGCCGTGACGCGCCGTCGCGCCGCGCCCGTTGCCGCCGAGCCGCTGCTGCTGCCGCTCGAGGTGGCGGAGCTGTTCCGCGTGAACGTCAAGACGGTCAGCCGGTGGGCCGAGGCCGGGAAGCTCACCCCCGTCTACACGCCGGGCGGCCACCGCCGCTACCGCGAGGCCGAAGTCCTCGCCCTGCGCAACGGCGGCGCACGGTGACGGCGACGGCGCGACCGCTGGCGACGCTGTCCGGCGAGGACATCGGACGGCAGGTCATCGTGACCGAGCAGCACGCGCCCAACCTGACGACCGGACCGACCCGGATAGCTGGCGTACTCGACCGGATCGTGCACCAGCTCGAGCGGACGTGGGTGGTGCTGAACGGCCGGCCGTTCCTGCTGGTGCCGGAGCGGTGCACGGTCGAGGTGATCGAGTCATGATCCACGAGTTCGTCGCCGTGTGGGGCCCGGCGCTCGCGATCAGCCTCGGCACCTTCCGCGCTGCCCGCCTTGTGCGGCCGGCTTCGCCGGCCTGGCCGCCGACACCCGCACGCCGCGTCGCGGGCCGCTCGTGGCGGCCAGCGGTGCGCCGCGGCCGCGGGCGATACCGACGGGGAAGGGCTGTCGGGTGAAGCCGCCAGTCCTGGTCACCGCCCTACAGATGGAGCTTCTTCGCGCGGGGACGGCTATCGGCGGCATCACCCTCCTGGTGCCATCGCACGATGATGTAGCCCTCGTTGCCGTACTCCTCGGCGTGGTACGCCTCCTCCTGGCCAGCCGCGAACTCGTCGTATTGGGTCTCGCCCTCGAAGACGGTGGCGTGCGGTTCGATCCGGACGTTCAGCGCGGCGTCCGTGCCGTCGTTTCGAAGTGCGTAGCGACCCTGCCCAGAGATCTGGGTGAACTCCCACACGACTCGCTCCTGGTCGGCCGCCCTACGCTGAAGCTCGAGCGAGCCTTCGGCGGCCGCCGCAGATCGGTCGGCAGCATCGGCGGCCCTGGCCGCCTCGTCGGCCGAGCGCGTCGCCTGGTTCGCGGATCGGCGACTCTCGCTCCATTGCAGGCCGGTGAAGATCGCAGCTCCCAATGCGATCACGGCGGCGGCGAACGCAATGAACAGGCTGAGGTCCATGCGTGGACGGTACGCCTGAGGCTGGACACTTCGGCGGTACGGCGATGACGATCACCGCCGACCGGCAGCGGCGCTGGTTCATCGACGTGTGGGGCGGCTGGCACCGACAGAGCCGCTCGAACATCGCCGTGTGCGGTGCGCTCGCGGCACCTGGTGTCGGGCCGTGGCTGGACCGGCCGCCGGCAAACGGTGTCGTGTGCGCGGACTGCGAGGACGACCCGTGAGCCGCCCAGACGGCATGCACCGCGAGCCGAACGGGGAGCTGGTGCCCGAGCCGTCGGACCGCCACGACTGCCGCGACGGCTGGGACGGCGAGGACTGGTCCGGGCGGCCGATCCCGTGCCCGATCTGCCGCCCGCACGTTCAGCGCCGCCAGCTCCCCGGCGGCCCCACGATCACGACCGCACGCCCCGACCCGCACGGGAGGAACCGACCATGACGTTCCACATCGACCCCGCTGTGCGCCGCGAGATGGAGCGCGAGCGCCGGGCCAACCTGACGCCCGAGCAGCGCACCGCTGAGGACGCCGACCGCGAGGCTCAGCACGCCGCGAACATCGACCTGGCCCGGCTCGACCTGCTCAACGCGCTCACCATCATGGAGACCGACCACGCGACCGCGGTCCGCGCCCTCGAAACCCTCGGCGACCCCGAGCTGTACGACGTCGAGTTCGCCGAGGGCACCGTCGGCGCCGACATCTCCCGTCACCTGGCGGCCGCCGGCCTCGCGATCCGGTCGGCCCGCGCGATCGCCGGGCTGGTCGTCGCCGCGTCGAGCCGCGTGACGGCGTGACGGTTTGGACCCCGTTCTCTGGGAGGCCGGCGACCCGTCGGCCTCTCCGCCATGCCTCAACGGCTTCGCGCAGATCCCCGCCAGCCTGCTCGGCGAGGGCCTGTCCGCCCGCGCGATCCAGGTCTGGGGCCTGCTCGACGTCCACCAGGGGTCACGCGCGGACACGTGGACCTCCCGAGCCCACCTGGCCGGTGACATGGGGTGCGCGACCGACACCGTCGACCGCGCCGTCGCCGAACTCGAGGCGGCCGGGCTGGTCATCGTCGACCGCGGACTCGGCCGCAAGCGCACCAACCGCTACAGGCTCCAGCACCGCCCAAAGGGCCGCAGATCTGCGGCTACACCACAGCAATACAGCCGCAGAAATGCGGAGGGCATGGCCGCAAATTTGCGGCCCAGAACCATAAGTAAAGAACCAGAGATCAGGGGTACTGCAGGTGACCAAGGTCCAGAACGCGCGCGAGAGCGCTGCGAGCTGCACTGGCTGCCGCTGCCATGCCGTGGATGCGCCGCCGACCGCAAGGCCGGCGACCAGAACGCTCCCCGATCGAGCCGACCCGAGCACGCACCGGGCCCCGGCACTCGGGTCGAGCCACCGCCATCCGCGCCGCGGCGGCGTAGGCGACGGTCACGCCGAACCCCACGACCCATCGAGTGAGGAACGATGACTACGACGTACAAGGCACGCGGCGTCTGGACACCCACCGCCGCCAAGGGTGACCCGCTGCCCGCCGCCGACGTCGACGAGATCGACGTCCACTACCCCGCATCCGGCAACGTCCGCCTGCAGGGCCTCAGCGAGGCCCAGGTCGCCTCCAGACTCCGCGGCTGGCGCGACTACCACGTCAACCAGCGCGGGTGGGTCGACATCGGCTACAACATGGCCGTCGACGGCGCTGGCCGCATCTGGACCCTCCGAGGCCTCGACCGCGTAGGCGCCCACGCCGCCTCTGACAGCAACCCCAGCCAGAACCGTCACAGCATCGGCGTGCTGTTCGTCATCGGCGACGACGAAGAGCCCACGACGGCGTGCATCAACGCATTCCGCCAGCTCCGCGCCGACATCCTCAAGCGGTCCCCGCGAGCCACCCGGCTCCGCGGCCACCAGCAGGTCAACGGCGCCTCAACCGAGTGCCCTGGCGACCCGCTCATGGACCTCATCAGCGCCGGCGTGCTCGCCGGCTCACCCCGACCCACCGACCCCCAGGAGGACGACGACATGACCCCCGAACAGTTCCTGGCGCTGCTGAAGAACAAGGCCGTCCGGCAGGAGATCAACAACATCCTCGCCGAAGGGTTCCGCGATGGGCCCACCACTCGGCGCGAGCTGGCCGAGATCGCCGGCATCGGCGTACACGGCCAGTGGCTCGGCCGCTCCGGCCCGCACATCGGCACCGCGATCCAGTCGATGTACCAGTGGGCGAAGGCCGAGGCCGCCGCGGGCAACCCCCGCGCCGTCGCCGCGCTGGCTGCCGTCGAGGCCGAGCCGGCGGCGGTCACCGAGGCTGAGGCCGAGTCGGTGTACCCCGGTGACGCGTACGACGGCCGGAACGGCGGCGGCCAGTGAGCGCACGGGAGTACGTGAAGGCCGCGGCCGGAGGGCTGGCGTCCGGCCTGTCCGCGGCCGGGACGGCGCTCGCCGACGGCACCATCACCGCGCAGGAGTGGACGTTCATCGGCGTCGCCGTCCTCGTGGGCGCCGGCCTGGTCGCCGCGGCACCGAAGAACGACGACCCGACGGTCCTCGTCCGCACTGACCCCGTCGAGGGATACGTGGCCGGCGAGGCGTCCGCGTACCCGACCGGTCAGACGCTCGACGAGCACAGCCGGTTGATCCAGGTCGGCTGACGAACGATGAGCAGCAGGGGCTGGGCCGGGAGGCGGGTCACGAAGGCCCGAGCGGCCATCCGGTCCCGCGGCCAGGTCCAGCCCTGCACCCGCTGCGGGCGGGCCATCGACCTCGACCGCGAGACCTGGCACGTCGACCACATCGTCGAGCTGGCACTCGGTGGCGCCAAGGACGACCCCACCAACCACGGCCCCGCACACGCCCGCTGCAACACCGCAGCTGGCGGCAAGCTCGGCGGCCAGCTCGCCGCCGCACGACGGCGGGCCACCACCCAACGCACCGAAGGGACGCGACGATGGTGACGGCGACACCACACGAACTGCTGATCCAGACCGTGGCCGAGCTGGCGCTGGGCCTGCGCGTGCTCCGGATGGAGGTCGACGTCGCGGTCACCGGGCAACGACGGAAGAGCGCACCAATGAACACCATCGACGGTCTCAACGCGATCGTCCTCGTGCTGGATGCGCTCGTTCCTCAGGTCACCGACCGCGCGCCCGGAAAGTTCGGAGCCCCTGATAACCCCAACGCGCACTCCGCTCCCTTTCCCTCCCCACCTCGCATCTCCCCTGGTCAGAGGCCTAAATGAGGCACACTTGCGCTGAATGCGGCGCCGAGTTCGAGGGCCGATCTGACGCCCGATACTGCAAGGGGGCATGCCGCGCGGAGGCCAGCAAGAAGCGCCGCCGCACCCGCACACAGCCGCAACCAGTGGCACATACGGGCAGGTCAGGCCCGGAATCCCCCCGGATGACCGCGGGCGCCGGACGGCTTGGCCTGACGATGCACCTGCACCAGCTCGAGCTCGGCCAGCTGCTCGACGAAGGCACCACCACGACCGCCGTCCAGTGGCCACGCCGCGCCGGCAAGACGACCGGCTGCTGGTCCTGGCTGATCGGTCGCTGCGACCTCGAGCCGGACACCAACATCATGGTCACCGCCCAGACCCGCCAGAAGGCGCGCGAGCGCTGGTACGACGTCAAGCGCATGCTCGACCGGCACTGGCCGGAGGAGGCCGGCGGACCGAAGATCCGCGAGGGCAAGGGCGACGAGGCCTTCGAGTTCCGGAACGGGTCCCGGCTGTGGATCGTCGCGCCCGAGTCCGGCAGCGTCCGCGGTGACGCCGTCGACGTCGTCTACGTCGACGAGCCGCAGGAGCTGGCGCCCGATGTCTCGCTCGACATCAAGCAGGCCGTCATGCCGCTGTTCGACACCCGCCCGCAGGGCCAGGTCGTCCTCTCCGGCACGCCGGGGAAAGTCCGGTCCGGCTGGTACTGGGAGGCGCTCAGCACCGGCCTGGCGGGCCGCACGGGTATTGTCCGGGGCCGCTACGCCAAGGGCACCGCCGTGTCCGTCTACGCCGCCCAGCCCGACGACGCGTGGGACGACGACGACGTCCTGCTGCGGGTGCACCCCGGCATCGGCACCCTCACCACGCTCGAGCGCATCCTCGAGCGCCGCGAAGAGGCGTCGTCGGCGCTGGCGTTCGCGATGGAGTACCTCGGGATCTGGCCCGGCACCGACGACTCCCGCGCCATCGACGCGGGCCTGTGGGCAGCTGGCGCCGCCGAGTTCGCCGAGAAGCCGCGCCGGTTCGGGCTGGCATTCGACGTCTCCCCGGACTCGAGCACGGCCGCGCTCATGGCCGGCTGGCGCGATGACGATGGCATCGCACACGTCGAGGTGCTGCTGCACGCCGACCCGCGCGCCGTCGGCCGCGAGGCCTACCGACTGTGGGTGAAGCACAAGGTGCCGATCGCCTACGACGCCATCGGCGCCAACCTCGAAGTCGCCGAGATGCTGGCCCGGTCCAAGCCCAAGCCGAAGACGACACCGATGGGGACCAAGGACGTCGTCACGGCCGAGGCTGCGCTGGTCTCTGCTCTCCGGGCGGGCGAGCTGCACCACCCCGACCAGAAGGCGCTCAACGCCGCCGCCGACGGCGCGGCCTGGCGCACGCTCGGCGACTCCGGGCAGCTGTTCGGCCGGCGAGCATCAGCGGCCGACATCACCCCGATCGTCGGCGGGTCCGTCGCGCTGCTGGCCTTCGACCGGCTCCCGAAGCGGGCCGCGGTGGTAGTCGCATCCGTCGCCTGACCCCGTCGTCACGGCGAGTCCGCGGCGACGAGCGGACGTCAACTGGCGGTTGACAGCCGATCGCCTCGGAGGCTCACCGCTGGTCGGGCCGGTCTGCCGCGTGGCTCCGACGGCTACAGCCCGCGCGAATCGCGCAGCATGACGACCTTCGCGACAGTGGCCGGGTCGGGCCCGGACCGCTACCTACCGTGTGGCCCGTGAGGTGGACCTGGCCGTGGCAGCGCATCCCGCGCGTCGCGCCGACGAACGAGCTGATCTCGATCAGCGACCCCGCGCTCGCCAGTTACTTCAACGTCCAGCCCAACTACTCCGGCGTCCCGGTCAGCGAGTCCACCGCGCTCGGGATCTCGGCGTTCTTCCGCGCCGTCACCCTGATCAGCACGACGATCGCAGGCCTGCCGCTGAAGACGTACCGCGACACCGTGGACGGCCAGCGCCAGCGGCTGACCTCGTGGCTCGACAACCCCGGCGGGGTCGACGGGCAGACGCCGTTCGAGTGGAAAGAGACCTGCCTGCTGCACCTGCTGCTGCACGGCAACACCTACTTGAAGCACGTCTTCAATGTCGGAGGTGCCCTCATCGGCGCCGTCCCGATCCACCCGCTGTGCGTGGCGCCGGAGTGGGAGAAGGACGCCGCCGGCCGGTACACCGGCCGCAAGCTGTTCCGCGCCACCCTCGACAACGGCCGCGTCCGCACGTTCACCGAAGCGGAGATGACGCAGGTCATGGGGCCGTCACTCGACGGCCTGCGCGGCCTGTCCATCCTGGGCGTCGCCCGCAACAGCCTCGGCACCACCATCGCCGGTGACCGCGCCGCGGCGAAGATGTTCAAGAACGGCGCGCTGATCTCCGGCCTCGTGACCCCCGAGGACGACCTCGAGGAGGACGAGGCCGAGGCGGTCAAGGCCGGACTCGACAGCCGCACCGCCGGCTGGGAGAACGCCGGCTCCATCGCGTTCGTCAGCCGCAAGCTGAACTTCACCCCGTGGACCATGTCCGCCGAGGACGCCCAGTTCCTGCAGTCGCGGCAGTTCCAGATCGAAGAGATCGCCCGCTGGACCGGCGTGGCGCCGCACCTGCTCATGCAGACGGAGAAGCAGACCAGCTGGGGCACCGGCGTGGCCGAGCAGAACCGCGGCTTGGGCCGGTTCACTCTGTCCGGCTGGACCGGCCGGTTCGAGCAGCGGCTGTCGCTGACGCTCTCGCGGCCGACCTTCTGCGAGTTCGAGTACGCCGGCCTCGAACGGCCGACCCCGGAGCAGGAGATCGACCTGCTCATCAAGCAGGTCAACGCTGGCCTGCTCACCCTGAACGAGGCGCGCCGCATCCGCAACCTCCCGCCGGTCCCCGGCGGTGACGTGCTCCGCGTCGGCGGCGTCGCACTGGCCGACCTCGACGTCGAGCCGCCCGTGCCCCAGGAGGCCAACGCATGAGCCAGACCATCGAGGTCGAGAGCATCGCCCGGCTCGACGTCCGGCCCGGCGAGAGCCTCATCGTCACCGTCCCGAACGACTTCGACGCCGCCGACGCAGACCACGTGCACCGCGCGCTCCGTGAGCGACTGCCCGCCGGCGTCAACGTCGTGATCGTCCAGGCCGGCATCACGTTCCAGGTCGTCGCCCAGGAGGCACCCGCATGAACCTCGACGCGCTGCTCAAGCTGGCCGACCGCGGCCGCCACCTGATCAACCGCCCGCCGGAGAACCGCGCGGCCGACGGCTGGTTCCGCGTCGAGAACGCCGACAGCGACGAGCGAGCCGAGCTGTTCATCTACGGCGCCATCGGCGACTACTGGGGCGACGACGACGTCACCGCTGCCCAGTTCGCCCGATCGCTGCGCGCCATCACCGCACCCGCCATCGACCTGCACATCAACTCCACCGGCGGGCTCGTCTGGGACGGCATCGCCATCCACGCCGCGCTGCTGAACCACCCCGCCACCGTGGATGTCCACATCGACGGGATCGCCGCGTCGGCTGCGTCGTTCGTCGCAATGGCCGGCGACACGATCTCGATCGAGAAGCCCGCGCACATGATGATCCACGACGCTGGCAGCTTCGGCTACGGCAACGCCGCGGACCTGCGCGAGCTGGCCGACCTGCTCGACGAGCTGTCGAACACCATCGCCGGCATCTACGCCGACCGGGCCGGCGGCGACGTCGAGACCTGGCGCGAGGCCATGAAGGTCGAGACCTGGTACTCGTCCGCCGAAGCCGTCGCCGCGGGCCTGGCTGACCAGGTCGCGAACGACCGGGCGGCCGCCGACAACAGGGCGACGCCGGTCTCTCCGGCCGCCACCACCCAGACACCTGCACCGGCACCGGTCCGGCGCGGCCAACCCGTCTTCGCGATGGCGTCGACGACCAACCAAGGAGGGAACACCATGGACATCGCGGAGATCATGGCCGCGATGCGCGCCATCACCGACGGCGCGCAGGGCCGCAAGCTGACCGACGACGAGTCCAAGCGCTTCGAGGCGCTCGAGGACGATCTCGCCACCGCGCGCACCGAGCAGATCCGCGCCCGCATGGCCGCCTACGAGGCGCCGGTGCGCGACCACGTTCCGGCCGCCGCCGTCGCCGTGGCGCCGGCCCGTGAGGAGACCGACACGCTCGACAAGGCGTTCGAGGCCTACCTGCGCACCGGCCAGCCGAACGCGGACATCGCCGACCTGCGGGTCACCAACGCGCAGGGCGTCGGCAGCGGCGCCGACGGCGGGTACATGGTGCCCGAGGGGTTCCGGCAGAAGCTGACGGAGGTGCGCAAGGCGTTCGGTGGCCTGGCCAACGAGGCCGAGGAGATCACCACCGAGACCGGCAACAAGCTGCCGTGGCCGACGCTGAACGACACCGCCAACGAGGGCGGCATCACCGCCGAAGGGGCCGCGTTCGAGGGCGGCGCTGACCTGGTGTTCGGCGAGGTCGAGCTGAACGCGTTCAAGTACACCTCGGCCGGTGAGGACGTCGGCGGGCAGAACACGCCCCTGCGGGTCTCGGTCGAGCTGCTGCAGGACTCCGCGTTCGACGTCGTCGGCCTGGTGTCTCGGGCGCTCGGCACGCGTATCGCCCGCAAGCAGGCAAAGGACTGGGTGGTCGGCGCCGGCACCACGCTGCCGCTCGGCCTGCTCAACCCGAACGTGACGAAGAACAACAACCTGGCCGCGACGACCGTGATCACCTACCAGGACCTCCTGGACACGGAGGGCCTGCTGGACCCTGAGTATGAGGCGACCGCGAAGTGGCTGCTCAACAAGGCCGCGTGGACGCAGATCCGCGGGATCGTGGACGGCAACGACCGGCCGCTCATCACGGAGCAGGCGGCGTCGGGCATGGGTGGCCGGCCGGAGAAGGTGCTGCTCGGGTACCCGGTCACCATCGACCAGGGCGCTCCCGCCGTGTCTGGCGACAACGTCGCGTTCGCCGCGCTGGGTGACCTGCGCGAGGCGTACGTGATCCGCCGCGTGTCGAACCTCGCGGTCGTCGTCAACCCGTGGTCGCGTGCCAACAACGGGGAGATCGAGTTCACGGCGTGGGAGCGGGCGGACGGCACGATCCAGAATCGCGCCGCCTACGTCACCCTCGCCACGCAGGACGTCGCCTGATGGCGGCCCGGGCGACGATCACCCAGCTGGCCGCCCGGAAGGCGAAGCTCGAGGCCGACCTGGCGAAGGTCAACGCCGAGATCGCCGCCCGGGCCGGCGAGACCGACGAGGCGCGGAAGGACGCCTGACATGGCGCCGTGGGCAGACACCGAGGACGCGCAGCTCATCTGGGCTGACGCGGTCGAAATGGACCCTGCCCTCCTGCAGCACCTGCTCGACGTCTCGCAGGAGCTGTGCGAGGCCTACGCACCGGCGCTCGCTGAGGGGGCGCCGGTGCCGGCCCGGTACAAGCAGGCCGTCGTGCAGCAGGCCCGGGAGACCTGGTCGAACGCCCAGCGCGACGGCGACGTGCTCGGGTTCGACGGCGACTACGCGATCCGGGTCCGGCCCCTGGCCGACTCGGTGAAGCAGCTGCTGCGGCCACGCCGCGGCGTCGACCCGTGGATGGTCGGAGGTGCGTCGACGTGACGAGCATCCAGGCGTGGGCCGCGCAGGTCCTCGACGACGCCCTGCCGGACGCGTACATCGTGCGCGGCTACCTGTGGGCGCCGGACGGCGCCGAGCCGGGCAGGACGTACGTGTCGGTGTATCGGACGCTGGCCGAGCCCGGCGGGGTCCAGGGCGCGCGCCGGCACGAGCTGACCGTGGACGTGATGACCAGCATCACCGACCCGGCCAAGGCCGACGCGGCCCTCGACGCGGCGGTGCACGCCGTGCTGACCGTCATCGAGACGGACGACGACTTCGAGGGCCTGACATGGACGCGGGCCGACCGCACCGTCAACGGGGACCAGCAGTACCCCGGCTACAGCATCAGCACGTGGTGCATCAGCACCAAGGAGACCGAGAATCCCGAGGAGCCCTGATGGCCACCATCGCCGTGGCGCCCTTCGTCCTGAAGGACGTCCTGTTCACCGTCGAGACCGACAACTACGAGGCCCACGTCAGCGCGGTCACGTTCACCCCGGCCAACTCCGCGCAGGAGTGGCGCGGCCTCACCCCGACCGCGGTCTTCACCGACCCCGGCTCGGAGACGTGGACCGTGACGATGGAGATCGCCCAGGACTGGGAGACTCCCGACTCGCTGGCCCGGTACCTGTACCAGAACGCTGGCTCCACCGTCGAGGTCACGTTCAAGCCGAAGTCCGGCAGCGGCCCCACCTTCGAGGCCAACGTCACCCTCGTGTCCCCGGCCATCGGCGGCACGGGCAACGCCTACGCCACCGCGTCGGTGGCGTGCGGTGTGCAGGGTCGGCCGGTGCTGGTCGACCCGTCGCCCGCTCCCGCCGCCTGGGTGACCGCCACCGTCTACGACGTCGGCGACCGGGTCGGCATCGACGGTGGCACCGTGGTCCTGCGGGCGCTCACCGACGGCACGTCCGACGCCACCGAGCCTGCGGCGCCCGGGCGCAGCAACGTGGTCATCGACGGCTCGGTCGCCTGGTTGCAGGTCTCCTGACCCATGCTCCGGGTCGGAGACCACCGCGAGCTGCAGGCTGTCGTCCTCGCCCTCAAGGCGATGGACCGCAGCCTCGCTCGCGACCTCCGGCGCGACCTGGTCAAGACGATGAGCCCGGAGTGGAAGTCCGTCGTCGCCAAGCACGCGAGCTGGCACATGGACGACCGGGTCATCGTCCCGGGCACCCGGATCGCGTCGGGCAACCCGCCCGTCGCCCAGGCCGCCGGCTCACGTAGGGCACTGTCCGGCGGCCTGGTCCCCGTGGTCGCGTGGCCCGGGTTCGAGTTCGGGTCCAACCAGAACCGCACCACGACCTACACCCGCCGCAACCGCCGCTCCGGCGGCACCCACCGCGTCACCCGCAACACCACCAAGCAGCTCGCCCGCCGCGCCCCGAAGGGCCGCGTCGCGCACCCGGCCTTCGCCGAGCTCGGGCCGCGGCTGGCGTCGCTGATGGTGCAGACCGTCGTCCGCCGGGTGCACGAGGCCGCCGAAGGGAGGAGCTGAGCATGGCGCGACCGATCCGCATCCCGATCGTCTCCGACGTCTCCGGCTTCCTCCGCGGCACCCGCGACGTCGAGGGCGCGCTCGACGAGGTCGCCGACGCCCTTGACGACGTCTCCCGCGAGGCACAGGACGCCGGGCGTGACGCCGGCCGGGCGCTGTCCGACGGCATCGAGGACGGCGCCCGCAACGCCGAACGTGCCGTCGATGACCTGGCCGACTCGGGCAAGCAGCTCGACCGCATCGGCGACGACGGCAAGGCCGCGTTCGATCAGGTCAGCGACGCCGCGAAGAGCGGCATGCAGACCGTCGAAGCGGAGGTCGACCAGGCCGCAGCGCAGGTGGAGTCCGCGACCGAGCGGATGGAACAGTCGTTCAAAGACGCGTTCGACTCCGCTGGCGGGGCGAGCAAGCAGGCCTCGCAGCGCACCGTGGCCGACGTCCAGGAGACCGAGTCGCGCACCAAGGCGTCGATGCAGGAGATCAAGCAGGAGGGCCTGCAGAACGCCAGCGAGACGTTCTCGTCCTTCGACGGGTCGGCCCGCTCGTTCGCCGACGGCATCCAGGGCACGTTCGGTGGGCTGGTCGCCGGGCTCGGCCCCGTGGGTGCTGCGATCGGCGCGGCCGGCGCCATCGGCATCGGCCTCATCGGCGCGGCGTTCGACAAGAGCCAGGAGAAGGCGCAGGAGCTGCGGGACCGCATCGGTGAGATCCGCGAGAACTTCCTCGCCGTGCGCGTGGACGGCGAGTCCGCGCTGAGCGCTGTCGCCGACCGGATGCGGCAGATCGTCGCCGAGACCGACCCCGATCAGCTCAACCTCGACCGGCTCACCGAGGGCGCCGAGCACCTGTCCGAGATCGACTGGACCAACTACCTGCGTGGTGTCGCCGGTGACCCGCAGGCGCGGGAACGGGCCATCGAGCTGGCCGAGCGAGAACTGCAGATCGCGAAGGATCGCGACATCTCTGTGCTGGACGTGCTGCGTGGCGAGGGCCGCGAGCGTGCCAGGCAGATCGCCGACGCCGAGCGCCGGCTCGAGCTGCTGGGCGCGGAGCAGACCGCGGAGGAGCAGGCCGCCACCGCCCGCAGCGAGCAGGCCGCAGCGGCAATCGCACAGGACGAGGAGCGCGCTCGCGCGACCGAGGAGACCAACGCCCGGATCGAGGAGGCCCGCGGCGCGCATGATGAGCGGCTCGCCGCGGCCCGCGAGACGAACAAGCAGCGCGAAGAGGACATGCAGCAGGCCCGCGTCGACGCGGCTGTCGCGGCGGACCAGCAGATCGCCGAGAGCGTGCTCGGACTGACTGACGCCTACGCCGAGGTGCGCGACGCAGCGATCAGCGACGGCGAGATCACCGCGCAGGAACTCATCGGCATCCTGGACCAGCAGCTCGCCGACCAGGAAGAGCGCATCCAGGCATGGGCGTGGGCACAGCAGAACCTCACCACGACGCAGCGGGGCGTGCTGCTCGACATGGGCGAGGACGGGTTCTTGGCGCTACAGGGACTCATCAACGCCACGCCCGAGCTGCGGGCCGACGCGCTGGCCCGCCTGACCGCGATCGGCGACCGGAAGGGGACCGCGGAGGCGAACGGGGTCGTCGGCGGGCTGGAGCGGACCCTGCCCGCCACGGTGGAGGGGCCGGCGATTCGCACTCGCGTCGACGATTCGGCATGGGTCGCGTGGGCGAATCGCGTGAGTCGCAACGGCATCACCGTGCCCATCCGGGTCCAGACCTTCGGCAACCAGGCGGTGTAGGCGATGACGACCACGATCACCGATGGCACCACCACCCTCACGCCGCTGCTGGTGCTCGGCTGGGCGCCGGCGCGGCAGGCGCGGACCCGCGTGCACCAGCTGCTCGGCCGGCCGGACCCGGACGTGACGCTGCGACCGCACGCGCTGCGCGCCGGGCAGCTGCGGATCCTCTGCGCCGACGAGGTCGCCGCCGCGGCGATGGAGCAGATGCACGCCGCCGGCACGGTGCTGACGCTGGCCGACGACGATGTCGCCACGGCCGCGATGGCGTACGTGGTCAGCGGGCAGCTGACGACGGAGCTAGACCAGGTGACGCTCCTGCGTTGGGTGGTCACGGCCGACTTCACGGAGGTGCTGCCGTGACCGCGTCGACGCACATCAACCGGCTGCAGGTCGGCGGGTTCACCTTCGAGCCGGACAGCCTCTCGCTGGACCTCGACGAGGATCGCGTGCCGTACGCACTCATGCGCGCCACGCTGCCGATCGACAGCCGGGACCGCGACGTCACCACGAACGGCCGCGGCCAGTTCGGGCCGCGGGACATCTTCGCGGAGGACCCGGAGTCCTGGTGGTTCAACCCGCACGGCGTGCCGGGCCCTGCCGACACGGTGCTCGTCGACGGCCAGTGGGTGACGACCTGGACGGCGCCGTCGTCGGCGCTGCCGCACTCCCGCACCTCGTTCCAGTATGTGCCGGTGCAGGGGCTCTACTCCTACACCGCCCACACGCGGGTCATGGCCGACGTCGACCTGCTCACCGCCACGATGGTCGTCGAGCTGGTCCGCGAGGGCGGCTGGTTTGCGGAGGTCGGCCGGGTCACGCTGGCCAACATCCCGGCCGGGCAGTGGCAGCAGCTCGAGGTCGAGTTCGCCGCGCCGGAGCGGCCGGAGTACATCCACGTGCACGTTGAGACCCGCGCCGTCGACGGCTACGCGATCGGCGACCAGCTGCGCCAGGACGGCGTGCAGCTGTACCGGGCGTCGCCCGTGCTCACGTTGGACCCGCGCACCAGCCCGCCGCAGCGGGTCCACGTCGGCCTGACGCAGGCGTTCGGCTACGGCCGGCCGGTGGCCGACCTCTCGGCCTTCTACGCCGGGCAGACGCTCGCCGAGATGGAGATCGCGCCCACCGTCATCGCGCCGGATGACGGGTCCTTCGAGTACGGCATCAGCGAGTGGGAGCCGAGCGACGGCGGCGCTGGCACGACCATCGCGTGGACCGACGCCCAGGCCCACACCGGCACGCATTCGATGGAGATCACCAACCCGGCCGGCGGTAGCGCGACGGCGTGGACCACCGACATGTTCCCGATCGAGACCCTGGTGCGCTGGTACTGGCGGGCGTGGGTCTACCCGACGACGCCGATCACGCTGGCGCAGCTGCGCCGCTACTACTACGACGCCGACGGCGTCGAGTACGTGTGGGTCGGCACGGCGATCGCCAACCCGCCGGTCGGCCAGTGGACACGGCTGGGGTCGGGATTCGAGAGCGTGCCGTCGCCGATCGAGGCGGCCGGCTACCGGTTCGCCCGCATGGAGATCCGCCTCAGCGGCACGAACCCGCACGCCTACGTCGACGACGTCACGTTCCGGTACGGGCGGATGGGGCTGGCCAGCTTCACCACCGAGTACGGCGAGCCGTTCAACCCCGGCGGCTGGCGGCCGTCGACCAGGGTCCGCGCCAACCTCCACCTGCGAGACCGGACCGTCGACTACGCCGCCGGCACGGTCGAGATCGTCGCCGCGTCGGCCGACGCGCTGCTGACGGACTACGCGCTGACCGCCACCACGGCGATGACGCCGTCCGGGTCGACCATCCGCGACTGCTGCAACATGGTGCTGGGCCACGTGCTCGGCGTCGCGCTGCCCGCCGGACCGGCCGGGAGCCAGCTCGTCGAGACCGACGCGCTGCCGTGGCAGCCTGGCGAGGGTGCCTGGTCGTACCTGTCCGGGATCATTGGCATCGCCGGGCTGCGGCTGTGGTGCGACGAGCGCGGCCTGTGGCACCTCGAGGACCCCGAGGTGCTGATCGTGCCCGGCGTGCTGGCCGCGTCACCGCTCACCGCGACCGACCTCACCGACGCCCTGTCCCGCGAGCAGGGAGGCTGGGGCGACAGCGCGGTCGTCACCTACGAGTGGGACGACGCCGGCACCGGCCAGCGCCGCACCCGCTACGACGCTGCCGGCGTCACCGGCACCCGCACCATCACCCGCACCGTAGAGCGCCCGTACCCGGGCGCCGGGCTGGCCCGCGGGATCCTGCGCCGGGCCCGGGCGCTCGGCCGCGTGCTCGGCCTGGGCGGCGTCTCGGACTACTCCGTGCGGCCCTATCAGCCGTTCCTCATGACGATGCCCGACGGAGGCGTTCAGGCCGGCGCCGTCGCCGCGGTCTCGTGGTCGCAGCCCGACGACGTCATGACCGTGCGCACCCGCGATCTGCTCGGCATCGACCAGAACAGCTACCTGTACACCCCGCCCGGGGTGAGCTACGACGACGTCCCGGCCGGGACGTCGTACACCGAGTACGCCTGGGAGGGCTGAACGAATGGCCAACGGCGACGACGCCGCCGCGGTGGGCTACGACACCGTCGCGGGCTCGGAGGACATCCGGCAGGCGTATGACGAGATCAACGTCACCAGGGACTACATCGCCCGGCACCGCACCGACGGCACCCACCGCGCCGACCAGATCACCTCCGGCTTCCTCCCGGTCAAGCGCGGCGGCACCGGGCGCGGCGACCTCTACGGCGCCGCCTGGGCCGAGGAGATCAACCGGTCCACGAACGCGATCCTGACGGTGTCGTCGGCCAACGTGCTCCGCCGCGCTACCGGCAAGCTCTCCCCGCAGTATCTCGGCTTCCGGATCCACTGGGGCACCTGGGAGGATCTGAACTTCGGGTCCAGTGGTGACCTCGCGCTGCCCCATGGCGCGCCGTTCACTCCTTCGCTGATCATGCCGATGCCGCGACTCGACCACGACTCGACGGCGATCCTCGTTGTGGTCCGCGACCAGCAGCCGTCCTGGAACAGCGAGAACGTGTTCATCAGGGCCAAGGTCTGCGCGACCAACGCGCCGTTCTCCGGCATCCTCAACCGGCTCGACTACATCTGCCTGGGGGTGGCCTGATGTCCGGATCCCTCGACGCCAACGGCATCTACATCTACGACGAGACCGACCTCGCCGCGCCGTTCTCCGACCTGCTCAACCTGGGCCAGGAGTCGGTCTCGGACGAGATCGCGAACGACCGCGCCCGCCTCGACGCCCTCGAGGGCCGCGGCAACGCCTCGGCCTGGACGCCGACGTTCACCAACGCGAGCGTCGGGAACGGTGCGGTGAACGCCTACTGGGGCCGCATCGGCGACCTCGTGGCATGGCAGTGGAAGTGGGTTCTCGGGTCCACGTCGACCATCACCGGCACGCTCGCAGTCGACCTGCCAACGCTCGTGACCGGCGCATCGTGGATGACCGTGGGGTCCGGCTATGTGTCCCGTGGCACCTCCGGCACTGGTCGGATGACGCTGGCATGTCGGATGTCGGGATCTACCACGATCAACTTGTGGATGGACGGCAACTCGCTACAGGCCACCTCGCCACTGTCCGGCGGGACCTGGGTGTCGGGTGACGTCATCAGCGTGGGAGGGGTGTACTTCGCAGCATGAGCGACGAGGAGCAGGGCGAGACGCAGATCGTCGGGCTGGCCAGCACCGGCGGCGTCGCGATGTGCGTGCACGTCGGCGGTTTCGAGCACGAGGCGCCGCGGGACCGGTTCGGGTTCGCGATGCTCGACCCCGAGTGCACCGCTGGCCCGGAGGCGGTCCCGTGACCGACGACGCCATCACCTCCGACCACGACCGCATCGTCGAGATCCACACACTGCTGCGCGAGCACCTCGCACCGAAGGTGCTCGACCACGAGACGCGGATCCGCAAGCTCGAGCGCGCCCTGTGGATCGCGGCCGGCCTCGCAGCGGCCGGCGGGTCAGCGATCGGCTCGTACGTCGGCGGCGTCTTCGGCGGCTGAACGTGCGGGACCCCCGTCACCTCTGCGTGGGTGGCGGGGGTCCCGCTTCGGCGCTGGTCGGGTCTTCGCAGGCTTGAGGGTCCCGCTCTCCGGCCATCCATCCGTGGCCCCGCGGCGGCACCATGCAAGTGCCAGCGGGCGGTGAGGTTGACGCCGAGTCTCAGCAGCCAGGCTCGCCCGGGTAGCAGAGCGCGTCGTCGAGCTGCTCGATCTCCTGTTGCGTCTCGCGCTCTCTGCGATCGTCGCGCTGCTCGAGCACGACGATCGGAACGACGACCAGGGCGACGGCCGCGAGGGCGAGCGCCAGCAGGAGGACGATCGGCGGGCGGCGGCCGGCCGCCGGCCGACTCGGCGTGGGTTTCGTCATGATCGTCATGTAGCACACTCCCCGGACGGTTGATGCGGCGGTGCGACGGTGACGATATCCCAAATTGGGATCATCTGGTAGCGTCCCGACGTGAGAGGCCGAACGCGCCGTGGGAGGTTAGCGCGGGGGCCTGGGATGGTGGATGGGGTAGACGGCGTGCGGCTCGGCACCATCACGGTGCCGGGCCCTCGCTTCGTCAGACGAGCCAGATGACGATCGTGAGCAGCGCCAGCGCGAGCAGCCAGGCTGCTATCTCGACACGGCGGCGGTTCACCGTGCTGACCGATTGCCGAGCTGGTCGCGGAGTGCGGTCAGGCCGGTCTTGCTGTTGTCGACGACGTCGACGGCCGCGGCAAGCGTCACCCGCGCGCTGTCGAGCAATCCCCGCATGCGGTCGAGGTCGTCCACGACGACGTCGACGAGCCGGGCGAGCTGGGTAGGGTCGGACATGGTCTGCCTCCAGGTTCGATCTGGTGGTGGATCAAGGGCCCGGCCCGGTGTGCGACCACCGAGCCGGGTCCGCCCCGTCGGCACGGCGGGTCCGCCGTGCTCGGGGACGTCAACTAGCGGTTGACAGCCGATCGACGTCGGCAGCCCACCGCTTGTGGGCGGCCTGCCGCGTGGTCCCGGTGGCGATCGCGATCTCTGACCACGAGAACCCGGCGGCGCGCAGCCCGACGATGGCCTGCACGATCGCGGTGTCGACGTCGCGTGACAGCGCGAGCAGCTCGACCAGGTCCTCGGGGTCGGCTGCCGCCATGCGCCGGCCGAGTGCGCGCAGGATCCGCCGCGCGAACGCGACGTACTCGGCGTGGTCGCCGCGCGCGCTCATCGGTCCTGCCCGGCCTGCCAGAGCAGCGCCACCTCGACGTCGAGGCCGTCAACGGTGACGGTGGCACGCAGGGAGCACCCGACGCCGGTTGTGTACTCGTAGACGTCGGCGCCGAGCATGGCTGCCCAGGCGGCGACGTCCTCGCGGCTGTCGGCGGACCAGCTGGCGTAGACGTTGCCGCCGAGGTCGTCGCTATAGCGGCCGATCGTCAGGTAGCGCGGCGGCGCCAGGTCGCGGTGCGTGTCGAGGAGGTCGGCGACGGCCTGGACCTCGCGAGCACCGATCGGGGCCTTGATGTCGATCGCGGGAGCGTCGGTGGTGGCGGTCATGATCGTTCCTCTCGGGGAGTCCGTGTCGGCTCGCGGGCCGTGATCCTGGTTTGGGATTACGCGTGGTGAGGCGGTCGAGTTCACCTCGTGGAGAGGTCCCGGGGGTCGGTCGAGTACGAGCACCTGTGCGCGGTGCTGCGTGCGCTCCGGCATGAGGCCGGCCTGACCCAGTACGACGTCGCTGGGCGGCTCGGTACCCCGCAGTCGTTCGTCTCCAAGTACGAGTCGGGGGAACGGCGCCTCGACGTCGTCGAGCTGGCGCACGTGGCCGACGCGCTGGGGTCGTCCTTGGCGGCCGTGGTCGAGCGGTTCGAGGTCGCCCGCCGCGGCTGATCGGCTGCACATCGTCACGCCACCGTCGCCAGCTGGGCGCGCTGGCGTACGCCGGCGGCGGCGTGCACCAGCGCACGGCGGGTGTCGTCGGCGACGTGGACGTAGACGCGGGTCGTGTTCGGGTTGGCGTGGCCGAGCAGCTCCTGCAGGGTGAACAGGTCCCGGTCGACCGCGTACGCCTTGCTGGCGAACCGGTGCCGCAGCGAATGCATGGTCCAGGTGCCGGGCATGATCCGGGCGATCAGCTTCCCGACATACTCGGCCGACAGGTGCCCGTTCACCCGGCCGGGGAAGAAGTACCCGGGTCCGAGCGCGAGCAGCTCGGCGGCGATGGTGTCCAACAACGGCACGATGCGGGTCTTGCCGCCCTTGCCGTGCACGATCAGCGACCAGCCGGCCAGGTCCTCGATCAGGTCGTCGGCGTGACTGACGGCAACCTCGCCGCGGCGCATGCCCTGTTCCTCCGCCAGCCGGACCATGAGCCGCTCGCGGCGGCCGGCCGCGAGCAGGGCTTCCCGGTAGACGCGGTCCGGTGTCGGCCGCGGGCAGGGTTGGCCGGGCTGGACACTGGGCAGCGTCAGCGCCGGGTTGGCTGACGTGCGGCCGCTGCCGAACCCCCAGCCGTAGAACTTCCTGAACGACGCGTAGTAGCTGCGGCGGGTCTCGGCTGCCCACCGCTGGGTGCCGGCCCACGTGACCAGCTGCTCGCCGGTGATCTCCCACGGCCCTGTCGGGGAGAACACGCGGGCGAGCCGCTTCGTGTGGGCGGTGCGTGTCTTGATGGTGGAGTCGGGCTGCCCGGCAGCCCGCAGAGCGGTAGCGAACATATCGATCACGACCGCCCATTCCGGGGAAAATGGGTTAGTCACGGACAATGCAATATCCCGTTCCGGGATCAT